GCTAAGACTGTTATTGAAGTCTGGTCATATTCTGCAATATACAAAGCATTAAAGAGTGCTTGTGCTTCAAGACCTCTGACAAGTTGGGCAATGTTTCCTGCGAGAGAACCAGTATTCAATGTGACTACAGTAAATCCTGTACTGTTGAGAGTAACTGTTACATTTCCATCTGCAAGTGCTGAGAATGTGAACTTGTGAATATCAGTTTTTCCACCACTTGCACGAAGAACTCCAAACTGTCCATTGGTATGAGCATAACCAATTTGGATAGCATTCTCTTGATTAAATAGTCCTGCTCTTTGAGTAAAACCAACTGGATTTTCTGAGAATGCTGCGGTAAGTCTACATAATGCACCTTGTCCTGGACGATATCTTAGAAAGTTGGTTGACCTAATTACACCATATGAGTTTGCATCTGTTCCGGCACCAACTCTTAGAAGTGAATTTCCATTGGTTGCAATTCCACTGCTAGAAAATTTAAATGTCTGAAATTCTCTTGGATCTAATCCATAAACACCATCACCCTGAATTTTGGGAGTAATGGGAATAGCAATATTTTCACCAAAAGCAGATTTAGAACATGCACCTTCATTCAGAATATTTCCATATTCATCAGCACGAAGATAAACCTCATGAAGACTTCTTTCTTGGTTGAGATAATCTTGTGTAGTCTTATTCCACTGTGCCATTAATCAATCCATTCCAACTTTGACGGGTGATATCTTCTTTTATTCTTGATGTTAAAATTCTTTTCTTCTGCAGGATAAATTTGTTGAACAATTGCTCCAGGATATTCTCCTTGAAGTTGTTCACCCAAATCTCTTTTTGACGGAACTCCAGTTTGAGATACTAGTTCCATTCTATAAAGATTTCCCTGCCACATTACATCAGCAACATATTCTTCACCAACCTGCTGAGATTCTGGTTGCGAATTCAAATAAAGATTCCCATTAAAATCACCAGCAATATTAATTGATTCAGAAATAAATTGCTTAAAAGACTTCATTTTATTCCTCTGATTCTGTATCAATATTATTGAATAGTGTTGAAGCAACATCAGGTCTTAATTCATCAATTTTTTCTGCTGATTTTGCAAATAAAATGTCTTTAATTTTATCACTAATCTGCGAAGGAGATTCGTCAGTAGCAATCATATCCATTAAATCATCCATTATTATATACCAGATTGATAATCGTCATTATTTATATTTCCCCACCCTTGGGCATTTCTACTGCTTTAGTGTCTACTTGAGTTGCTTTTACATCTGTTCTCAAATCTGGTTCCATTACTGGTTGTCCAAGATTCATTTGTGCATTTGAATCCATAGGCATACCTGTTGCCGGATCTACAGGAATGCTTGGATCTGGAATAATACCATCTTCAATTTCTTTTTTAATAATGGCATCTTGTTCGATGATTTCGATATCGGTTTGCCTAAGAATTTTACGTCTCACATAGTCTTGGGAAAAATACTTACCAATATAAGGTTCTGCGACCTGGACCATATTTAATCTTTCATTGAGCAACTCTGCATCTTTAAGTTCCGCAAAATGATTATCATATATAAAATCGTATTGGATATGTTCATCCATTATTCTCCAATCTTCTGGTGTAATAATGTTCTTGAGAATCAGTTGAGTTCTTAACATATCACTAAACATTGCTGAGAATCTTTTCCTCAGACGAGAAACAAATTTACTGAACTTAACTTCATCACGAAGAATTTCTGAAGATCTACCAAGATTAAAACCACCTTCCCCATCCATTCTTGAAGGTGGGACGTTTAATGAACTGTAAAGTTTTTTCTTGAAATATTCAATGTCTGTGATTTCTCCAAGATTTTGTCCACCAGGGAGAGTTGTAATTTCTGTTCCACGACCACCTTCTCTTCTGGGAAGCCAAAAATCTTCGAGCATACTCATAAATTTTTTATCGTCACGAATCTCCCCAGTATTTGCATCATAAACAAGTTTGTTACGATAACGCATCATAACATCACGAAGATATTGTTCTGCTTTTACTTTGGGCAAGTTTCCTACGTCAATATAAAAAATTCTGCGTTCTGGTGCTCTTGATAGACGATAGATAACCAAAGAATCCTCAATCATCCGTAATTGATTGAGTGATTTGATTGCTTTATGTAAATAAGAAAGAGTTGATCCCTTATTTCTATCTACAAGACCTGATGTGCAATATGTAATTGAATCTTTGGTCATTCTGATTCCAGAATTTGAACCACCAAGAGATCCAGGAGATGGAGTTCCTGTTGGATAACTCATTTTTGGTTCATAAATAAAATATTCTTCAATTTCGGGAAAATCATAATCCATAGGATTATCGATCATTCTATTTGAAATTTTATATTTGTCCGAATCTTTTTTTCTTGCCTGACGGACATATCTCATCTTCATCGCATCAATGTATCTTAATTCTTGTATTCCTACCTCAGGTTTTTTAAGATCTACAACTTTATGATAGTAAAGTCTACCATCAACATACCAATTTCTATAAATTTCGTGGGACTTTTTATCAAAGTCTAAAAGTTCTAAGATATATTTAAATTCTTCTCTTATTTTTTTCTTAATACTGTCACTTGCACTTAGATTATCTAAATCAATTTGAACAGGACTGTCATTGGTATCTGATACAATAGCCTCATTTACAATATCTTCGATAGCACTATCACATTCCGGATGTAGCGCCATTTCACGATATCTTTTAATTAAATCAAATTCTGTTCTGTAAACACCTTCAATGTCTACATATGATCCGAAAAAACCACTGGTCAAATAATGATCAACCCCGTCCTCCTTATTCGGAGGGACGGGGGAAACCACACCTTTAGATAATTCTTCAGTATCTTCAATAGAAAAACCAAATAGTTTTGCCATAATTTATTTTATGTTTAATCTTTAGACTATTTATCAACCATTAGTACCGCCAGCACCATTTACATTAATACTCTGTACTTGGAATTCTACTGTAAATTCTTCAATAGCATTAGCATTATCGTATGAAAGATCAATCGCAGCTACACTTGTAGGAAAAATATCAATAAATTCATATTCTTTTAGAACAGCATTAGCAAACCCAGAATTATTTTGAGAACTTGGTGCCGATCCTCTCCCGAGTTGATAAACTTTAGCGTTAGTCATATAAGCACTTGGATCTGTTGCACCGATATTAGTATCAAGTTTTGCTATTAATTCCGACCAAGATTCAAATGCATTTCTTAAAATAAATCCTTCATCATTAATAATTGTTACACTCCAAGGATCAATAGTTCTATCTCCAGCAACTTTAAAAGTTCTTCCTCGAAAAGGAACTTCTATTGCTGCGATATTTTGTGCTGGAAGTTGTGCTGCCTTACACATAAACTTAAAACTTGTGGCATCCCAAGGAATACCGCCAGGAAATGTTGCCAGTTCCACTTCAAATAAATTTGAACGGGCACCGCCACCAACGAGTCTTGATTTGAAGTCGCTAATTGTTAAATTTTCTCTTGTTGTTGCCATTTTTAATTCCTCCTTTTGTTATTTGTATTTTAAAGTTAAACTGTACCAGCAACTTCTTCAAAACTTACTCCAGTGCGAGTAGCAACAAAAGTAAGAGTTACATAGTTAATTGACTTCGCAGGCTTCAGGAAGATGTCTGCTCTAAATTCATTATTATCTATAACATCTGGAGTATTATTTGAAGAATCACAAACAACTAAGAAACCATAAAGACCACGTTTTGCTTGAACATCTCGCAAATATGGTTCAACAATATTTCTAAAGTTTGCCCTTGTTAATTCGTCATTCAGTTCAAAAAGTTGTGCTTGAGCGGCTCTTTGAAGTGCTTGCTCAATAGTAAGGAACAAACGACGAACATTAATTCTATCGAAAGCAGAAGCATATCCGAGAGCAGTTTTATCACCAAAAAGAAGAGTTCCTATTCCAGGTTGAGTTACGATAGAATTAACTCTCTGTGGATAGAGTTGATCTCTCTGTGCTTTATTTGGATTATATGCAAGTTTAATTGCATTATTAATAATTCCTCTTTGCTGTCCTGCGGGTGAGAACCAAGGATATGCGACAATATTAGTGCGGCACATCAGACCAGCAACGTCAGCATTGGTTGGAATATAAACAAACTTATTATTAAATCTATCATATGTATACTTGTATCCACTATCAAAAATTGCATATGATGAAGATGGTAATGAACTGTAATACTTAATTAAATTTGTAGTTTGTGTTGTTGTGTTTGTAATTCCAATTAAATTTTGTTTGTGTGGTCCTATAGTTGCAACACAATCTTTTCTTGCTTCTGCAAGCGAGATTAAGAAAGATGCTTTTGCTTGAGAATCAAATTCGGAATCAAATCCAGGACCCATAATAAGATAATCAATTTGTATTTCATCTTTATTTGAAAATAAATCATACGAAGTAATTAGATTTCCAAGCGTTGCCTTCATTCCACCTGAAGAAGTATAATCGACTCCACCACTCAAACTGTATGTTTTATTTCCAATTGCACTAAATGTAACATCTTGTGCCTTAAGACCCCATAGACCATCAGCAGTTGTTATTTTGGTAAATTGTGTTGAGAATCCAGTTGCCGTTGGAGTAGTTCCCCAGTAAGCATCTGTAGCACTCGATGGGTTTCCGCCAGCATAAATTTGGGTAGAAAAATCTGCAAGATATTGTTCGTACCAAATCTTTTGAGGAGAATTAACCGCCGAAATAGCATCAAAAGATTTTGAAAGACCTACGTGTTTTTCAATAATTGTTCCTTGATTTCCGGTAATAGTTCCAAGGTCATCGACTACTACAATATGTAAACCATCATTTTTACCATTTCGTTCAAGAACATAAACATTTGACGTTGGTTTTGGTGCAATAGATTTCCAATAAATCGTAGTATTTGTCAGTCCAAGAGTTTGGTTTTCATACCAATCGGATACTGAAGAAACAGTAGCAACTCCTGCTAACCCACCAGAATTATTGATAAAACTAATTGAATTTGCTTCAGAGAAAGCTGCTGTAGTAGATCCTTCTGCATAATCAATTTTTGTTTCAGTTCCTGTAGTAGAAACTCTGGAAACAATCTTTACATCAATACTACTATTTCCATTTGTAGCGTCTGTTGTAACTCCACTAATAATAGCTTTTAAGTATCCTGAAAAAGTAGAAGTGCTTCCAGATCCAGCAATAACTGAATTGGTAAGAGTTAATGTCACTCCATAACCAACTGTTGCACCTAGACCAGCAAGACTTGTAGTTGTAATTCCTAGAGTCTGATCTGCTAGATCATCAATAAAACAAACCTTTAGACCGTTTGCCCAAGATCCTGGATTTTTCGCAGCATATGTAAAATTATTACCGTCTGAGTGATTATTGATATAATCATCATAGTTATCAATGTCTAATGGTGTTGTAAAAGATGCTCCAACACCAGCATTTGCGTTGTTGAGAGTTGTTCCGCCAGTTCTAACAACTTTAAGAATTCCCCCATACGAGAGATAAGATGATGCACTCATCCAGTACTCATATTGAGAATCTGTCGAAAGTGGTTTACCGAAAGTATTAATTAATTCTTGTTCAGTGGTGATGTCAATTGGATAATCAACAGGTCCAATTGGAAAAGGTCCCGCAATCGCACCAATATTATCTAAAACATTATCAGCTCTTCCTATTGTTAGATCAACCTCCCTGACGAGTACGCCTGGAGATAATTGAGGAGTCGCCATTTTTTTCTCCGTAATTCTCAGTTTATCTAAAAATTATTTATTAAAAACTTACTTTACATATGGGAAATAGGACGTGAATATCTACCAATCAGGATATTCCCAGCTAACTGGTGATGGATTATTCTTTTTACTTTTAGTAACTCTTT